TTTTGTTACCAAGGTCTTCAACAAGAACAGTTGCCGTTGCATTGGATGTACCGCCCCGAATTGTCTCGCCTTCATCAAACTTACCTGTTGAACCAGAACCAATTTCTGTAACAACAAGAGCTCCATCCTCACTAAGAAGATTGGTAGATGTCTCAACCTCTAATAGAATGTTGTCGATGTTAACATCAACTCTAAGTTCACCAGCTTCTAGAAACTGATAATAGTGTTTTAGAAATCTAGAAAACTTCGGATGGTCCTCAGCAATGAAGTCAGGTAATTGCCCATCAATCTGAGTGCTGAGTTTGTTTTCTATGGTTGGGGTCCAAGACATGTCAAAAGGAGGCATGATTAATAACTCGACGTTGATGCGATACTAGGGGTTGTAGTAAATGTAGAACTACCACCTCCGCTATTAACTGCAATAGTATCTTGATTACCACTAATTGTTGTGTTAAGTGTATCAATCTCAAGTATCTGATTTCTTTTACCCGCAATATCAGTGGACGATGGAATAGCAGTAAATCTAATCGCAGATGATATATTACCGTCTACATTAGATATTGTAGTTATGAAAACAGGACTTGCTGAAATCAAACCAGTTGCATAATCAACAGTTCCAGCTGCAGATGAAAAATATGTTCTCACTCCACTCACCAAATAGTAAATGCGAAGATTACCTACGCCGTCGTCATCAAAGAACATCTCATTTGTATTGCCAGAGACGAAGAACCCCGTCGATGCAATAATACCACCAGATGCAGAATTGTGGCCGGAGTGTGGATTGTACAATGCGTTCCCAAAGTTAATCGTAAACGAATATGAACCAACAGTATTTGGTGTGTAGAGAGAACCCAAAGACACTGTAGTAATATTACTAAGTATAGACGGGTCTGCATCATCAACCAAACCTGTAAACTGAGAGTGACGGAAAACTGAACTGAAAACTTTTAGATTGTCATTATTAAACGAAGTCACAGTTTTACTTACTAAGGACTCAATTGCTTCCTTTGTACTAGATGTTGCGTTAGTATCATATTTGAAACTAACATTGAGAATTATATTAAGTGTTTCTGGGTCAACAACCACAGGAGTAATAGATGCAACAGTAAACGGGGCCAAGTCTGTGACCAACTGAGCTTTCTGGACTTCATTCAGATTTAGTCCTGTCGTTGACTTAACACTAATGAATACTTTACCATACTCTGCAATGTCTGACACACCAGAAACATCATTGAACGAACCATCCTCACCACCCCAGACAGAAACCGCTTGAGTGTTTGCAAACAACTGTTTAACATATGTCTTATAATCTTCTGTTGTAACACATCGACCCTGTGATGCATAATCTAGTGGCGCGTTATACTTGATAGATTCAATACTCTCTGGTTCTGATCCACCAGCAGAATTTGAGACAGTGACAACATTAACACTATTGACTGTATCGATTGCAGTAGAAGAGGTAAACGTACTTGCACCGTTAGCTGCACCCTTATTGGTCACAACATATTGCATAATAATTATGTTACCATCTTCTATCGCAGAACCCAAAATACCGTCACCAAAATAAATTTCATATTGACCATCCTCAACTTCTTGAATAAAATATACATTCGATGTAGAGGTTAGTCCAGAAATATCTGTTGCTTGAGTAAAGGTTGTCTGTATGGTATCCGTTGCAGAGTTTTGAACTATAACCGAAAGGGTTGTTGTATCTGCACGATCATCATTGATTAGAAACCTCTGTTCAACATTCTGAGTATCAGCAACGTATCGACTTGAAACATAACTTCCCTCATAAATTCTAACGTCATCAAAGACAATGTTTGAACCACTGTTAGATGAAGTTACATCAGATATGGTTACAAACTGATAAGATTCATCTCCAACACTAGCACTGAACACTGTTCCTGCTGGCATAGTTGCACTTGCATTCGTTGTGTTAAGAAAAATGTCAACAACTGCGTTAGATGCTGTTGCAGAACGAGTGGTGTATCCCAAGGTCTTCGCATGAGAAACTACACTTGACCTCAGTTGAGAAGAGTCAAGGAACATTTCATTTGCAAGCATATTTGCATTGAAACCAAGGTAGTGCGTATTGTATGCAAGCACATCTAAAAGAGCAGATAGACCAGAACCTTCGAAGTCATAGTCCTTGAACTCTGTCTGATTTCGCATGAAAAGTTTTAGGTTATCCTTAACCTCATCAAAATCAAATTCTGTTACACTGAGTCGTTGTCTGTTTGCTGCCATTATCGTAATCTCTCTAATAGAACTTCCATGTTCACAAGCTCTGTGGGTGTGTTGACAACATAAAACTCAATTGTAACATTGTATGCATTGTTATCAAGATTGGGTGTAGCTCTAACTCCAACGAGTCTAGCCCTTGGTTCAAAGTTTTCAATCACCTCTTCTATCTTCATGGTCAGAACATATGCGGTGATTGGCGTCATAGGTTCAAACAGAATATCTCTCACACCAGAACCAATTTCGGGATGAAAAGGTTTCTCATAGAAGTTTGTTAGAACAAGATTTCTGACAGATCGTTTGACTGCCACAAAATCTGTTACCCTGTTGATATCGTTTGTTCCCGATTTAGGACCAAAAAACAAATCTATATCGGAATACAGTTGAGCAGCGCGTTCTTGTCCCTGATATGTACCGTCAGTATATGCGTCTTTAGCGCCCATGAGCATTCCTCTTTAGTATTATTTATACATTTTCTGATGTATTATGTTTCATAATAAACTTATTATTAAACTTCCAAACGTCTTTTGCATTGACTCGAAGAAATCGTTTGTTTGTCTCATTTGTATTTGGGTTAGGAATAGTCACCATGACATTCTTACCCCTCTTAAAAGCATCAATCTGATTATTCAACCGTGCAAGATCATTCTGCATGTAATCTCTACGAAGTGATTTACTCACATCCTTGTTTACGTTATTGCGTTCACCCTTTGATGTTTGTGTAGCCCTTGATTTTTTCTTTCCCATAATATAACTCCTTTATGTATGTTTGTATTTATGTCTTTAAGTTTGTGGTTCTGGGTCATAGTTATCTAAGTATTCATACTGTATAACCATAGCATAACCCCCGAAAACTTTATTAAGGGCTTCGTCTTCCCGATAAGTATTAAATTCTCCACCTTTTGTAAATGAGGTGGTATGTGTGCCGATGGCTGCAAAAACACCGTCTATGTCCAGAACTTCATTCTTAACACTAACAATATTGCCGGGGTGGTCTACCAAAGCTTTGGGTGAAGAGAATGTTAATTCTTTTCCATCAATTTTTATGTTTTGAGAACCTGTGCTGTCGGCATCGGTTCTAATCCACGCATACATATGTAATCCATAAAAACTATTATAATATGTACCAAAGACCGCTTCTTCGGTTGAACCTTTCTCTGGGACTTCTGGGCCCAGAATTTTCATATCATCTCCCCAGTGTAAATAAATCTTAATTTTGTCTATTGGTTCATGTTTTAGTGTAACTTTGTATGAAAGATTTTTACCAAAAGTTCCATCTTTACCAAGATTTGTTATTACACCTAAACTTTTGAATTGAGTGAAATTTGCCTTTTTATTAAGCATACCCCCATCAGGAGAAAAGTTTTTTCCTGTTCCAGCTGGGGCAACATTTACATCCGCTCCAGATGGACTTTTGATTTTTTTATCTGACTTTACAATTTTTATTGCACCTCTATCTTCAGTTGGTGGTTCACTAGTAACCGCATATGATTCCACCTTTTGTTTAACTTTGGCAACTGCTGCCACGATATTTGCATTTTGATTTGATACGGATGGAGATTCTTGTGCGGCGGCCGCAGCTGCTTGTTTTGGTGCAATAGGTTTTTGCACTGCTGGTTCAGTACTCCCCGCATCTTTCTCAAGATTAGGAACGAGAGCACAAATATCACCACCACCTGATATTGCCGAGGTAGCACTACTAACAAGACTATCCAATTCTAAACCCGCAGCCTTGATGTCATCTTCAAACTCTGTTTTAATTTTTGCAAGAGCAGAAAGAAAAGATGGAGTGCCGGGTATCTGAGAGGTAAGACTTGCAATCTCTGCTTGTAAATTTAGTTTGGGTAAAGTTGGTATCTCAATTGATTGAAGTTTATCCTTCAGACCCGCAAGTTCATCTTGCGCTGTGCCAAACGCAGCTGCAGCAGTAGAAGCGGCTTCATCAAGTTTTGCCTTT